AAGATGACGGTCGGCGTCTCTGCCGAACTCGAAAGCCTCAAGGTCGAAGCCGCGTCCAAGGACGCCAAGCTCGCCGAACTGACCGCCGCCCTCGAAGTGGCCGTCAAGGAGTCCGAGTCCTTCAAGGCCCTCGTCGCCGAGCACGAAGCCAGCAAGGTCAGCGCCTCCAAGGAAGCCGCCAAGATCGTGGCCTCCGTCGGCGTCTCCCCGGTCGAACTCAGCCCCGCGGATGGCAAGCCCACCGCCGAAGCCGTCGACCACCTCGCGACCTTCATGTCCCTGCCGGTCGGCTCCAAGGAGCGCAACGAATACTTCGCCGCTCATAAGCACGCCATCATCAAGGCGGCTATCTAATTTCCCTCAACCCTCACCCAATCATAACACATCATGGCTAACTCCATCGTCGCCGCTCCCAGCATCCTCGCTGAAAGCGTCATCGCTTCCCTCAAGGGCAAGCTCCCGGCCCTCCGCGCCTTCTCGTCCGTCTTCACCGCTGCCGAATCCGGCGCCGGCAAGACGGTCCAGGTTCCGCTGATCGGCACCTCCACCGCTACCGAGTTCTCCACCGGCGGCTACCTCACCCAGGACGACGCGACGATCACCGCCGCCAACGTCACCCTCAAGCACTTCAAGGTGTCGAGCCGCTTCTCGCCCCTCGACGTCAAGATGTATGGCGCCCAGTTCCTCTCGAACGCCTTCGTCCCGACCGCCGCCAACGCCCTCGCTGAAAAGTGCCTGGCTGAAATCGGCGCGCTCATCACGAACGCCAACTACGCTTCGTCCGTCGACACCGGCGCCGCGCTGACCTACGCTGAAGTCGTGACCGCCAAGGGTGTCCTCGACGCCGCCAAGGCCGCCGAGCCCCGCGCGTTCATCCTGAACAGCACCTACGCCAACGGCCTCCTCGGTGACGCTACCATCATCGGCAACTCCGTCCTCGGTGCTGGCATCCTGACCTCCGGTAACATCGGCACCCTCGCTGGCGCCCCGGTCTACCAGTGGAACAGCCTCCCGACGAACGCGGAAAACCTCGCTGGCTTCGCCTGCGGCGCTGACGCTATCGCCGTCGCCTCGGCTCTCCCGATGTCGGAAATCCCGGGCTTCGAAGTCGCCAACGCTGTCGACGCCGACACCGGCCTCGGCGTCCAGATCCTCATGGGTCAGGAACAGTCCGGCTTCTACAACGTCACCGCCACGCTGCTCTTCGGTGCCGCTGTCGGTCGCGCGACCTCCCTCCACCGCCTCAAGACCGCCGCCTAATAGCGGTCCAAGGTTCAAACGAGGCTCCCAGCAATGGGGGCCTTTTTTGTGCCCCCTACCAATCCGGGCAAGTATAGGATGAGCCTCTACGGAACCGAGTTTCTCAACGACGCCAAAGAGATGGTGGCGGACTTCGGCGTGGCCGGGTCGGCCAACTCTGGGGCCATCACCTTCTCCTGCCTCATCTCCGACCCCGCCGTCTCGACCGTGCTCGAAGCAGGGGGGTATATGGAGCGGACCCAATACTCTGTCCGCCTCCCCGCTGTAACGGCCTCCTGGAGCCAGCCAGACGGGTCTATTGGGGCATCGGCGGCCCTACTGTCGGCAGGCGTCCCCATCGCCAGCCTTGCCCAGGGGAAGAAGATTGTGGCCGGCGGGAAGACCGTCCGCATCACCAGCCAGACCTACAAGCCCGGGTCGGCATGGATCACGCTCGTCGTCATCGACGACAACCAGTAACAAGGCCGTGGTGTCGGTCAGCATCAGTCCGAAGTCTCAGGCTGAGTTCATCGCGGCCCTGCGTCAGTTCGCGGCCAACACCGGGCAGACCATGCGAGACGCGGCGCTTGAACAAGCTGCGCTGGCCTGCCAAGACGCGGCGACCTTTACCCCTCCCCTGCCGAAGGGCGGAGGCCGTGGCCTATCCAAGGCGGCCCAAGTGGCGGGCGACAACGCCGTGGCCGGGGACATCAAGAAGATGTTCGTCGCGGCTAACGACCGTAACTCCAACTCCGCCGCCGCCCTCCTGACCAATCAGCTGGCCTACGCCACTAAGACCAATGACATCGGCCTGTTCAACAAGGTCATTGGCAAGGGCTCGCTCCAGGCTCTGAAGAACCTCCCGCCCATCATGCGCAAGATCGCGAACGACCGCGACTATGACCGGGCGTTCAAGAAGGCCAAGAACTACTTCAACACGACCAACCCCGTGATGACCGACTACGGCCAAGGGTTCGTCAATGAGCTGCGCCCGCCCCATAACCGCATCAAGGGCAAGTTCGGTGGCCGCATCGGCAAGTCCGTGCGCCCGGTCAAACTCAAGATGCTCGTCGAGTCTAAGTCCGACCTCGACCAATACATCCGCGACCGCCAAGCCATGGTGGGCATGATCAAGGCGGGCTGGGCCTCGGCCCTGCGCTCCCTGCCTAAGCCTGTCATCAATGGCGTGCCCAAGGACTTCGGCGTCAAACTCCTCAGCGTAGCCTGGATTAACCGGCACAACCGCGTGCTCGGTACCAACAAACTAACGGCCAACGAGAAGGTCGTCGATCTGAGCGTGACGAACACCCAGGGCAACGTAAACGGCATCGCCACTGACGCCGACGTGCTCGGCCTCGTCTACGCCAACCGCGTCAAGCAGATGAAGGCCCGCTTCGAGCGCCACATGAACAGCACCATCCAGCGAGCCAACCGCCGCTAACCACTTATGGGAACCAAATCCATCCGCCACATCGTAGAGGCCACCTTGGCCACCTACCTATCCACCCAGACCGGGCTGACCACCGTGGCCTTCCTGACGGGCGACAGCGCCGCCACCCAGACCTTGCCCAAGGCCGTGGTCCTTTGCGAGTCCGCCCGTAGCCCTGCCGACCTCCCCGAGGGTGAAGGCAACTTCAGCTGCTCGGTCCGCATCACCCTTTTCTCGAACGCCGACGACACGACCCTCGCCGATCACCGCGCCCGCTGCGCCGCCCTGTCCGGCAATATGCGTGACCTGACGTCCATCAAGGCGGCCTTCGTCACCTCGACCGACGCGGCCTGCTACGACGTCACCGTAGTCTCCGAAGACGAGGGTATCGACGAGCGCTCCTGGGCGACTTCCTTCTCGTTTGACGTGCTGGTAGTCCTGCCTGCCTAAGACAATTCCAAAGCCTGCAATTACAAATGGCCGCCATCTCAAACGGAACCACCTGCGTCTACGGTATCGCCGGTGTCGTCACCAACCTCTTCGTGCAGTCCTACAGCCTGTCGTCCTCGTTCAACGCCGAGGCCATGGTGGTCGACGAGACGGGCATCACCAAGACGCACCGCCTCGACGACCGTAAGACTGAGATTACCATCGAAGGCATCGCCAAGACATCGACCATGCCCATCCTTGGCGCCACTATCGCCTTCACGGTCAACACGGCCTCCGCGTATCCGGCTGGCTCGGCTTCGGTTTCCTTCTCCGGCGTGATTACCAAGATTGATGACAAGGGCTCGAACAAAGGCTTTACCTCGGTGTCGGTCACCGCGGTCGACTTCGAAGGCATCACCTACTAATTGACACCCCCGAAAGGGGTACAGTCTAGAGGACAGTGGATCGTCGCTTCCTCAACGCCTACGTCGACCCGGCTCCTTTTAGGATTCTGGGTCGAACTCTTTACCCGTGGTGCCTCAAGTACCGCGTGCGCCTGATGGCCTTTGACTCCCCGCTGGTCACCGGCTCCCGCGGCATCACCCCTGCCGACCTTATCTTCGCTTGCCAAGTATGCGCCGAAGAGCAGCTAGGGGACGTGGGCTGGCGTGACCGACTACGCATCGTTACCCTAAGCCATAACCCCGCCAAGTTCGAGCGCCTGCTGGAAGCCTTTGCTGGTTACATCCTCGTCCAAGATTGGCCGAAGTTCTGGGAGCAGACCAAGACCAAGTCAGGGGGCGGCGACAAGGGGGTGCCTTGGCCGCTAAGTATTGTCGCCAATTTAATTGCGTCAGGGGTGCCCGAGCAACGTGCATGGGAAATGCCCGAGTGTCAGGCCATCTGGCTCAACTCCGCCCTGGCTATCCGCAAGGGTGCGGACGTGGCAATCATGTCGCCCGAGGAGGAAGCCTTCATGGCCGAGGAGGAAGCCAAGGAGGCCGCAGCCGCGGCTGCTTCCAATCCGGCAAAGGAAAGCACCCCCTGACATGGCCCAAGACCTGACAGTCAACATCAAGACCACCTCCGACGTCCCGCAGGCGATGGACAAGGCAAAGGCCGCTACCAGTGGATTCTCTAAACAGGTCGAAGACATCCAGAAAAAGTTCAGCACTAGCTTCAAGGACATCTTCCTGTCCTTCCTCGGTCCTATGGCTTTGCTGGGCACTGCCATCGGCTTTATTGGCAAGATGATTGCCGATAACCAAAAGAAACAACAGGAGGCCAACCAAGCAGCCATTGACGGAACTAACGCACTGATGTCCGCGGAAGACCGTTACTACGCAAATAAACTTAACAACGAGAAAAAAAATACAGAGACTCTCGAGGAAGCGGCCACTGCGCGCGCAAAAGTAACTCAAGATTTTTTTGAGAACGATCCTAGGGGCAAGCAAATGTATGATGAAGCCTATAGGGAAAAATTCTTTGGTCATCCATTCAAAAAAACAAAGCCTGGGCTTATTAAGGATGACCCAGAAATACAGGCAAAGGTGCAAGCGATTATCGCTGAGGACATGAAGAAGAACCCTTCACTTGGTGCAAATTCAGCAGACGCAAAAGACAAGACCTTCAAAGGCCCGGAAGGCTTCGGCAACGTGATCGGCGTCGGACCCAATCCGGTCATGGAGGCCATGGCCGCTAGTCTTGAAGAAGCAAAAAAGACAAACGCTCTTCTCGAGAAGATTGCCGGAGACTCTGGCGCCACATCTTGGATGAACTCAACCCCCTCTAGAACCGCCCTGCTCATGGGCAAATAATTTATGGCTATCGTAAAAAACGGCAACGCCCTCACGACCCCCGTCCAGCAGCCAGGGGGTAAAATCTCCGACGACGGCTACGGCCTCCTGACGGCCACGGTCGTCTGGAAAGCCGACACCGCCGCTGCCCTTGGGTCTGTTGTCAATCGCGGCTCCACTTGCCCGCTAAATGCTAACTGTGCGGCGCATCGTTACAGCATAGTCTATGACGCGCTGAACGTCGCCACGCTGACCGTGGATTATGTCGGCATCGATGGAGGCGTGGCCTACACCGACCCGCAGATCACCGGCTCGCAGGGCCTGACCTCGGAGCACATTACGACCCACCCTAACTTCTTCGAAACGGCATCAGGCTTGGGCTTCACTGGTGCGCCTATCGCTGGCGTCGGTACGGGCTCTATTGCCACGCCCAATTACCCCGCTGTGCCAGGAACTGACCCTGTCGAGTATAGTGGCAACAATGGAGCAACTTTTGAAATAGCCAAGGGCCGTAAGTTTCTTGGTTTTAAGAAGGCTGAGTTCAAGGACTTCTACGGCAAGACGAACTACCTCGCCCCGCAGTGCTCGCTGTCTGGTGTCATCTATACTTCGAGCTCATCCTTCGTGAACAATATGCGCGGCGCCGTTGGCAAGACCTCTGGCAACGGAACCTTTGCCGGCCGAAACCTAGTCCCCGACTACATGGGCACGTCTTTCACGATCAGCAGCAAGAACCAGCTGCTCCTGGCTCAGGTATCCTTCGAGGACTTCGGCCTGCTCTACAAGGTCCAGTACGAGCTGCGCTTCAACCGCGAGGGCTACGTCGCCTCAGTATACGCTGGCGCCTGATGAAAATCCAACCCGGAGTAGGTTACAACTTCGACTCGTCTTCTAGCGGCTTTACGCTGGACACGTCTGATCCTTTCCCGTCTCCGACGGGCGCTGCTGCACCCAATCACCCTTTTAAGTTAATCAACATAGATTATGATGCCGCTGGCTCGGCATGGCTTTATCAGGTAGTCCCTGGAACCTTAAACAACACGGTCGCTCAAATTGAGGAGGATTCGGTTTGGGTTTTGCTAGACCGAACGACCGCAGGCGTCCCAGACTGGCCTGTGTCGGTAATGACACCTTTCGACGCAACAACCCACAAGTGCTACATCTACCTAAGGGCAGGGAAAGATGCCACTTCTGGCTCATTCCCTAGCATTGACGAAAGTTCTGCCAATTATCCACGAGTCGTAAACTCGGATGTCGAACTCGCCGACACCGACACATACGGCTACGTTCTTTTGGCCGTAGCGACTGAGGCCGCCGGCCCTAGCATCTCGGTAGTCCAATACGTCACAGGCTCACTCTGGGCGAACCGCATCAAACTAGGGTCAAACACGGCGCGTTACTTTTACGCCCGGATCTGATGGCAGCGCTTCAGGTCAGGACGTGGGCGGACCACCTTGAGCCTATCGGGTACGGTGCGGCGATTCCAGTCATCTCTTCCGACTCCATGACGCGCGAGTACCCCCTGCAACCAGGAGGTACTGGCTATTCCTATTGGTGGACCTCAACCGATGGCTCTCTGTTCTTCTACCCTTTCGGACGTGCAACAGGCATCTATGACGCGGCGAGCTATACATCCCAACTCTACCACTATATTTGGGTCAATGATTACCCGGACCCCTCTGTTCCTCCGTACACTTATGACTTTGTTTTCGGCCTCGTCCACATGGATGATGACGACATGGACCAGATGATCGGCCAGGTCGTTATCACGACTGGTGACAATCTGACCATTGCCTCAGCCGCCCAGATGTCATTTTCATTTTCCGGTGGCCCGGGCCAAGTCATCCCCCCGTTCCCCTATAGCTTCGGCACAATTGTGTCAGTCGGTAAGATTACGGCGGTCACCTGACCCCACCCCCCCCTTCCAATCGGGGCAAGGTTAGACCCGATGAGCTGTCCTAACACCGTTTCCTTTAAGCGCGGGACTTCATTCGCCGCTTCCTGCACCTATACGCCGTCGGCTGGGGCTCCGGCCAATCTTACCGGGACCACCATCACGTCCAGCATCGTGGACAGCCAATACAATCAATACGACCTCACCGTGACGATTGCGGCGGGCGGCCTTACCTTTACCGCGGTCTACCCTGGCGACTCGTCCTCTTGGGCTCTCGGGCTGGCCAAGTGGGACTTGCGGTTTCAATATGGCGGCACCGTCTTCTACTCGACCACGATGCGAATCGATGTGATCGGCGAAGTCACCCCTTCCTAATATGTCCACCCTTTCTGTCACCCTGACCGGCATCGCGCCTGCGACGCTCACCCTCGAACTCGGCACGCCCGGACCCCAAGGCAGCACGGGGCCGGCGGGCCCGACCGGGGCGACCGGCAGTCAAGGCATTCCTGGCGTGGGCGTTCCTGCCGGCGGCACGGCTGGCCAGTTCCTGACCAAGATTGACAGCACGAACTACAATACGGATTGGACGACGGTCAACCTTGCGGCCTATGCTCCGTTGGCCTCCCCGCTTTTCACGGGCGACCCTCGCGGCCCGACCGCGGCCCTCGGGGATAACGACACCTCTCTGGCGACGACGGCCTTCGTGCAGCAGGAACTCCTGTCGGGCACGGCCAACGCTCGCAACCTCGAGCTGCTCGTCCGTAACCAGTCCGGCTCTACCATCGCGTCGGGCTCCATCGTCTACATCAGCGGCGCCACGGGTAACCTTCCCCTGATCACGCTGGCCCAGGCTAACAACGACACGAACTCTGCCCAGACCATCGGCTTCGTAAAGACGGCCATCGCCAACAATGGCACCGGCTTCGTCATCATCCGCGGCGTCATCGAGAACCTTGACACGTCCGCCCTGACGGAAGGCGTGCAGCTGTACCTGTCCCCGACCACGGCTGGCACCTGGACGATCACCAAGCCGTCCGCCCCCCAGCACATGGTCTATGTCGGCATCTGCGTCCGCTCGCATCCGACCCTCGGGACTATCGTGGTCGCCGTTCAGAATGGCTATGAGCTCCACGAGCTGCACGACGTTGCCATCACCAGCCCGACGAATGGTCAGGTCTTGAAATACGACTCCGCCCAATCGCTTTGGGTCAACGGCACGGACGCCAGCGGCGTTGCATGGGGTGCCATCACCGGCACGCTCACCTCGCAGACCGACCTCAATACGGCGCTCGGCCTGAAGTACGACGCGAGCAACCCCTCGGGCTTCATCACGGCTTCGGCCCTTAGCCCCTATCTCCTGAGCGCCACGGCCAGCGCCACCTACCAGACCCTGGCGGGGATGTCCTCCTACCTGACGACCTCGGCGGCCGCGGCCTCTTACTATCCTTTGACGGGTAACCCCTCGGGCTTCCTCACCTCGGCCCCGGTGACCTCCGTGGCTGGCCGCACGGGAGCCATCACGCTGTCGAACACGGACATCTCTGGACTCGGCACGATGTCCACGGTTAACGACGCCCCCTCGGACGGCTCGACCTACGGACGGAACAACGGCGCATGGGTCGCAGCTGGCGGCGGAAGCACGTTTACTGGCGGCCCGATCACCAGCCCGATTACCTACGTTTCGGGAGACAACAACTCGACCTTTGCTTCGACCGTAATCGACGTAACCAGGACGGCAGCAGGTGGTGGACTTCCTGTCAGAACCACCAACATTGACGGAGATAAGCTTATCGCATATTATCAGTATGACGATTTCGGGGTGACCCGTACCGACTCGGCCTTATATAACTACAAGGGTTTCATCTCATACGGAACAAGCAGCTCGCTTAGTTACACCTTCGACGTCGGCTATACCAACCCAGGCTACATCGCCTATACCGAGACCCTTATGGGTAGCCCCTCGGTATCTTTGACTCTCAACCCCGGGTACATTTCGTTTTATTCCCCTAGTTACGGAAGCGCCGCAACCTTCGGACTTGGCGGCTTGACCTTCAGCGACGGCACGACGCAGACCACCGCGTCCACCGCGACAAACCCTCCTTACACCAACGCCATCTGGTATGGCGGCGCATGGTACTCGGCCAACGTCAACTCCGTGACCGACGGTTACGGCAATTACTACAATGTCCTCACCATCTAAAATCGTCACCCCTGTCGAGGCCGGCAAGGTCGGCGTCTTCTATGACGCTGCCTCCAAGGTCATCAGCCATTACGCCAAGTTCCCCACTAAGGGAAACATCATCACCTCAATCCCTGTCCTGATCGCCGACGACGAAGCCGCCCTTGAAGTCGCCATCGCCGAAGCCCAACTTATCGAACGCAAATGATTACCCACCTCCTCGCCCTCGTCGTCGGCCTGATCGCCGGCATCCTGATCTCGCGGAAGCACCGTGCGAAACTGGAGTCCGCCGAGCAGAAGGGGAAAGACCTCCTCTCCGCCCTGAAGGGGAAGTAAGCCGTGCGCCTGTTCCTGGTCATCGCCCTCGCGGCCCTGACCGGGTGCAGTCTGCTCCGCAAGTCGCCGACGGACGTTCCCCTGCCTAAGCAGCCGGACGCCCCGACGACTCCTTCGGTCGTCCAGACCCTAGGCAAAGACCTGGACAAGACTGACCACCGCGTGGCCTCCGCCCTGGTCGCCATCGAGCGCAACGCGGATAAGCCGAAGGTAGTCGTAGCTGAGTCCCGCCTAGCACAGTCCTATCTGCCCGCCCCGCCTCAAGGGGATGTAGAGTTCGCGTTGGCTAGGGCTTCCCGTGCGGAGACCCCGCAAGGTGCTATCGACTACGCCCGCCAGATGGAGTTCGGACGCAAACTCGCCACCGCCGTGACCAAGGCATGGGAACGACTGGAGGCCGACCAAGCGGAAGCCAAGCGCGTCTCCGGCCTGAAGGACGCCCGCATCGTCGAGCTGCAAGCCGAGGTCGAGCGCGTGAAGTCCGAAGCCTCCAAGAACATCTGGACGCTGACGGGTGCCGGCCTCGCCGTGATCGGTGCGCTGACGACCGCCTTCATGGGCCCGCGCATCGGCATCCCGCTGCTCTTGTGCGGAGCCTTCTGCGGCTCCGTCCCCTTCATCATCGACTCGCCCTACTTCGAATACATCGCCGGCGGCACGCTCCTGGTCTGCTCCGGCCTCGGCCTCTGGTGGCTGGCCGACAAGGTGCGCGACTCGGTGAACAAACCTTCCGACGATGTCCCGCCGCAAGCCTAAGCCAGTCAAGGTCGTCTGGCGCAAGCTAGGCCGCGAGCGTGCATGGGGTCAGGCCACCATCGGCGAAGACCTCATCGAGATTGACCCCCGCCTCGGCGCCAAGCGTCAGCTTGAAGTCCTCTGCCACGAACAGGTCCACCTGCTTTTCCCAGCCCTCTCCGAAGGCGAAGTGGACAAGGCCGGCAAAGCCCTCGCGAAGATGCTCTGGGCTCAGGACTACCGCCGCGTCCTTCTGAACCCGAACGCCAAGCCGCCCCGCATCTCGTGAGCGCCGCACCCTTCAACCCCGAGGACATCCCGAAGGAGGTCAAGGACGGCCTCGTCGCCTCCATCCTTGGCGGCCTCGCGATGACGGCCCGCCTACTGCTCTCGACCGAACCCGTGTCCCTGGGCTGGGTCGTGCGCCGTGTCCTCGCCGCCGCGATCACTGCGGCCTTGGTCGGGTACGGCATCCAAGACCACATCCAAAGCCCGGGCCTGAAGATGGCCGTCGTCGGTGCGGCAGGCTACGCGGCCCCCGAATGCCTCGACTACCTCATGCGCTACATCAAGGCCCGCGGAGAGAAGGAAGTCGCCGCGGTCGTCGGCAAACCGAAACCCCATGGCAAAAGCAAAGCAGCAGGAAAGCGGAAGCGATAACCTTCTGCTGGCGGTCACGCTGCTCACGGCCTTCGCGGGAGTCTCGGCCCTGTCGTCGGCCTACATCGCCGGCTACGTCCTCGACCAACTGCAATCGACCGACGCCCTGGTCATGATCGTGACCGACCGCGGCCTGAAGTCCGACTCTGCCGACCTTGAGCGCAACATGAGCACGGCGACCTTGGCCTTGAAGTCCGTCCGCGACCTCGGTTGGGCCTTGGCTGTGGGGTGCCTAGGGGTGGGTATGGCGGTCTTTGTCCGTTCCCGCCGTCAAAACGCCTAGGAAGGGCAAGGAGAGGCCTTTAAGACCCCTTGACAGGGCAGGCTAGGGTGGCATCTTGTACCTATCCGGCGAGGGGTACGCTCATCATGGCGGGCCTTTATGACCTGGGGGCTTAAAATCCTAGACCCTTGAATGAGGGTCGCAGGGTTTGTTGGGAAAGGTGCTTGACGAATGCGGAACAGTCCGCCAAGTTCATTGACGCACCACCAAACACATGACCAC